GTGTATTTGGCTCAAAAACGGCTCGTTTTGCCCTTTTAAACGTTGTGTGAAGGGTTTTGGTTGGGTTGCGGATAAAAAGGCAGAGGAGGGTCGGAGCTGATGAATAAAAAAGAAATTGAGGAGATACTAAAGAATTACCACTGGATGTTGAATAGTATCAAATTAGAACGGGAAGCACTTAAACAAATAGGCGGAAATTTATCGGCAAAATATGGAATTGAAGCCTCTTTGCCAAAAGCACATGGGCAGAGTGGTGACCCGGTATTTCAAGAAGTTGTTCGACGTAGTAAGCGTTGGAAGAAGATTGAACGTTATGAAAGAGAAATTAAAATTATTCAAGACCGTATAGAACGTATAAAAGATGAACGTGAAAGTGAAGTCCTATATTGGTTACTCGAGGGAAAAAGTTATCGCTGGATTGGTCAACATATGGGTTTTTCTTCTTCTCATATCAAAAGACTCAGGGATTCTATTGTTGAACAATTAGCTGATACAAATGGCACAAATGGCACAGATGGGACGAATTTCCAAAATCGAAAATCGGCATGTTAAAATGGTAGGCAGGACGGGGAGGAAGTTTTCCCCATATATGAACGGATTATTTTAAAGCACCTAAAAATTATTAGGTGTTTTTATTATTTTTAATAAAGTGAGGTGATAAAGATGGCACTTACAGCAAAACAAAAACGATTTGTAGAAGAGTACTTAATCGATTTAAACGCTACACAAGCAGCAATAAGAGCTGGTTATAGTCCAAATACAGCATATTCGATTGGAAATGAAAACCTGAACAAACCTGAAATTCGTGCACGCATTGGTAAGGCAATGGCCGAACGCTCTAAACGCACAGGAATAAATGCCGATAGGGTTTTACAGGAACTAGCAAGGATTGCATTTGTGAAAGCGACGGATGTTATAGACGCTGACAATGCAACTATACGGGAAGATGCAAGTGATGATGACCTAGCGGTTATTCAATCAGTTAAAGTAAAAACCATTCCAACGCAAAACGGTGATGGTATAGAAAGAGAAATAAGACTAACCGATAAAATGAAAGCATTAGAGTTGATTGGAAAACACTTAGGGATGTTTAAGGATAAGATTGAGTTATCTGGTGATGTTGGAGTTGTCCAGATTATAGATGACATTCCTAGAAGTGATGATGATGGCAGTTAAATTAACTAAATTAATAGCACCATCATTTTATAACGTTCATCATTCAATACGTAATAAGGAATACAGCCATTACTGGTTAAAAGGTGGACGTGGCTCTACTAAATCATCATTTGTTTCTGTTGAAATAATAATGGGAATGATGGCGGATCCGGATGCCAATGCGGTTATACTACGTAAAGTCAAAGAAACACTTCGTGAATCCGTTTATGAGCAAATGCTTTGGGCCATTGATAAATTACAAGTTACACATCTATGGCATGAATCACTCAATCCTTTAAGCATAACTTATAAGCCAACAGGTCAAAAAATAATATTCAAAGGTGCAGACAAGCCTAAAAAAGTTAAGTCCAGTAAATTCCGTCGAGGATATGCCAAGTTTATTTGGTATGAAGAAGCTGATGAGTTCACAGGAATGCAGGACATTCGAACGATTAACCAGACACTTGTCCGTGGTGGTCCTGATATTCAGGTATTTTACACATTTAACCCTCCACAATCACAAAATAACTGGGTTAACAGTGAAGTTGAACAGCAGAAATTAAGAAAAGACACGTTAGTACATTCAAGTGACTATCGGACAGTGCCAAAAGAATGGCTAGGCGAACAGTTTATAAACGACGCTGAACATTTAAAGAAAACCAATCCGAAAAAATATGAGCATGAGTATTTAGGTATTATAACGGGTACCGGTGCCGAAGTATTTACTAACGTTACACAAAGAAGAATCACAGATGAAGAGATTGCTAGGTTTGACAAAATCAGAAGAGGCCTTGACTTTGGTTTTGCTGCCGATCCGTTACATTATACAGAGAATTACTATGATAAAGCCCGGAAACGGCTTTTTATTTTTGCGGAAATCCATCAAGTTGGATTGAAAAATAGTGTAGCTGTTGAAAAAATCAAGCAAATAAATAAGTTAAATGGATGGATAACGGCTGATTCCGCAGAGCCAAGAACCATTAACGAATTCAATGATTTAGGATTGAGAATAACCGGAGCAAAGAAAGGGCCGGGAAGCGTGGAACATGGTATAAAGTTCTTACAAGACTTAAACGAAATCATTATAGATCCTGAACGTTGCCCGAATACAGCGAGAGAATTTAGTACTTACGAAATTGAAAAGGACAGTAACGGAAACTTGAAAGGAACTTACCCGGATAAAAATAATCACAGTATTGACGCAACACGATATAGCTTAGAAGATGAGATGAAACAAAGTAAATGGTTATATTAAGGTGGTGATAATGTGGATAGCAAAAATTTATTAAGCGACAGTCCGGCAGTCGTTGCACAGGCATTAAAAAGTGCAATTGAAGCAGATAAAACATCTCCAGCTAAAGAAAAAGCAAGAGAAGGGGAACGCTACTACGAATATAAGCATGATATCTTAAATAATCGTATTTTTTACATTGATGATAATGATGTGGTTCGAGAGGATAAAAACGCTACTAACATTAAAATTCCACATCCATTTTTTACTGAGTTAGTTGACCAAAAAGTCCAATATCTGCTATCGAATCCGGTTGGGGTAGAAGTGGATGATGATAACTTTAAAGCATATTTAGAAGAATACTATGATGATGATTTTCAAGTGTTCTTACAAGAAGCCCTCGAGGGAGCAAGCAAAAAAGGGTATGAATATATCTTTGCTCGAACAAACGAACAGGACAGGCTTTGTTTTCAGGTATCTGATAGCTTGTGTACTTTTCCAATATATGATGAGAATAACGAATTGAAAGCCATTGTTCGTTACTATGACAAAGATATTTACAAAGAGGGTAAAAACGAAATCATCACAATTGCAGAAGTTTGGGATGAGGAAAAAGTAACCTTCTACAAAATGGAAAAAGGAAAGCAATTCGTTTTTGATGAAAGCAGGGAAATGAACCCACGCCCTCATGTTATAGCAAAGGCGAGTGATGGGACACTTTTATCGCGTTCATATGGGACGATCCCTTTTTATCGTTTGTCCAATAACAGTAAGGAGAAAACAGATTTAGAGCCAATTAAGGCATTGATTGATGACTATGATCTAATGGCGTGCTTTTTATCTAATAACCTACAAGATTTTGCTGATGCCATATATGTGGTTAAAGGTTTTATGGGTGATGATCTATCTAAGCTAAAACAAAACATCAAAGCAAAAAAAGTTGTTGGTACCGGAGCTGATGGCGGTGTTGAAATTCAGACGGTAGATATACCGGTCGAAGCGAGAAAAACCAAATTAGAAATAGACAAGAACGCTATATATAAGTTTGGCATGGGATTCGATTCCACTCAAATTGGTGATGGCAATATTACCAATGTCGTCATTAAGAGCCGTTACGCTTTGCTAGACATGAAGTGTAACAAAGCTGAGGTTCGATTACGGGCTATGCTCCAATGGATCAATAAAATGATAGTAGATGATATTAATCGCCGCTATGGAACAGCATATAAAGCAAGTGACATTACGGTAAATATCGTCCGTGAAACAATGGTCAATGAAAAGGACCTTGTTGAACAGGACAAAATTGAAGCAGAAACAAAACAAGTCATCATTGAAACCATTTTAAGTGTTGCAGCTCGTTTGGATGACGAATCAGTTCTTAAATTAATCTGTGAGCAATTTGAATTGGATTGGGAAGAAGTTCAGCAAGCTATCGATGAACAGGATTATACACCGGGGTTAGCAGCTAACACGGATCCAGTAGGTGGTGAACCGAATGGCACAATTGGACAAGTGGCAGCAGGAACTGGAACGACTGTCTGAAAAAAACTATGAAGAATTGAATAGTGAACTGTTTAAATTTTATAAGGGTGCATTGATTGATATTAAAAAGCAGATAAAGTCATATATCGATAATTATGACATGTTGTCATTTTCTAGACGACTTGAAGCAGAAAGACTTCTTGCTGTTGCAGAAGCAATTGACGAAATCTTGTCTCAAACAACGAATGATGTACAGGAGGCTATCCTTGAATTTATCGAGAAAGAAGCCAAAAACGGATATTATGGTGTTTGGTACGCATTGGAAGGAACAGCAAGTTTACAGTTAAATTTTCCAATACTTGACAATGAATATATTAACGAATTGGTATTTAAAAAAATTGATGGGATGACGTTCTCTGAACGTTTATATGAGCGACGTGATGAACTTGCTAAGAAGGTAACTGATGAATTACAGATGGCATATTTACGAGGTGACGGTTACCAAAAGGTCGCAAAGCGTGTGAACGAACATACAGAGGCAACATATAAACAAGCCCTGAGAATTGCCAGAACTGAAGGTGGCCGCACTCAATCATCTGCCAAGCAAAGAGGATATGAGCAAGCAAAGAAAATCGGAGTAAAGTTAGAAAAACAATGGTTATCGACGTTTGATAAGAAAACTAGACATGACCATAGGGAATTGGATGGACAAACAGTACCTATAAACGGTTATTTTAAAATTAATGGTTATAAAGCAAAGGGACCGCGTTTGTTTGGCGTGGCGAAAGAAGATATTAATTGCCGTTGTACAACCATTGCTATTGTAAATGGAATTACACCAGAGTTAAGAAAAGACAATGAAACAAAGGAAATTAATAAATACAAGAATTATAAAGATTGGGCGAAATCCAAGGGGGTTGAGGTGTGAACCATAAAATTGTATCTCTTTTAAACAAATGTCTATTATCCTTTTATTTTAGGAAAAGGAGGTGAACTCATGGATGATAAGTATGCCAAAGCCATAGCTGATGAGCTGAAAAAGATTCGCCAGGAATTACAGAAACTAAATGAACCGAAAGTAGTTGGTCCTTTGGTGTTTCAACAGGCACAACAACAACCAGAAGAAGAAACAGAGGAAGAGCAAGTAATCCGGCAATCATTTGCTGGACAAAGAGTAAGCTTTTAAATTTGTCCTAAGCATGACATTAAAAGGCTTATTTAATTTGCCTAGATTGGAGGCATAACCAATCAATCCCTGCAGGAAGCGACCTGCATAAAAAGCTATGGATATGGAGGAAATCATAATGGAATGGATTAAATCAATTTTAGACAAATACCGCAAAGAAGACGGAACTGTAGATATAGAGAAAGCCATGGCAGAAATTAAAACTGAATTTCCGAAAAACGCGGTGCCAAAAAGTGAATATAACGACAAAGCCAATCAACTTAAAGAAGCGAACAACACGATTAATCAATTAAAGCAAAATAACCAAAGCAATGAGGATTTACAGCAAAAAATCAAAGACTATGAAATTAAGATTCAGAATTTGGAAAAAGAAGCGGCTGAGACGAAGAAAACTTATGCATTGAAGGAAGCCTTGACAAAAGCCGGGGCTAAAGATGTTGATTACATGTTGTTTAAACTTGGCGATGTCGAAATAGACAAAGACGGAACCATCAAAGACTTAGAAAACAAGGTTAAGGCTTTGAAAGAAGCCAATCCAACATTCTTTGAGACTAAAACAGATGATAATCAACAACAACAGCAACAGCCTGCCGGTGGATATCAAGTAATTGATAACAAGCTGGATAATGGAAAACCTAGTGATCCAGTTGCAGAGGCAACAGCAGCATTTGAAGCTGCACTAGGAATCAAGAATGAATAATTAAGGGAGGAAATACAACATGCCAAATACATTAGAATATAGTAAAATTTTCCAACCATCATTGGACAAACAAGTAGTTCAAGAATCTACTACCGGATGGATGGAGTTAAATAGTAATCTAGTAAAATACAACGGTGGTAATGAAGTTAAACTGCCAAACATTGTCATGGATGGTCTAGCAGACTATGACCGTACTAATGGTTTTGTTGGTGGAGATGTTACTTTAGAATGGAAAACCTACACGCTTACTCAAGACCGTGGTCGTTCATTCTCTATCGATGCAATGGATGTTGATGAGACTAACTTTGTTGTAACTGCTGGAACTGTAATGGGAGAATTCCAACGTGTTCAAGTGGTGCCTGAAATCGATGCTTATCGTTATTCCAAATTAGCTACTTTAGCTATTGGTGCAGGACAAACACGGTCTGTAGCCATTACCGTTAACAACATTGTGGATGAATTGCTAAATGACTTGGCGGCATTAGAGGATGTAATTGGAGCTAAGCGTGTCGTTATTACTATGAGTCCTCTATTAGCCCGGTTCTTAGGTGTAGCAGGTAAAGATTACATTTCAAAAGCTATGCTACAAAAGGGACAACTGTCTACTCAGGTAAATGCATTCAATGACAATCCAATTGTTAAGGCACCTTCTAAACTATTAAAAACTGCTTTTACCTTCAATGATGGGACTACAGCTGGTCAAGAAGCAGGTGGATTTACAAACGCTGCAGGTGCTTTGGATGTGAACTGGTTAATTTCCACAGAGGACGCGCCAATCGCTATTTCTAAAACGGATAAGGTTCGTACATTTACTCCAGATGTTAACCAAAAAGCAGATGCTTGGAAGATTGACTACCGCAAATATCATGATTTATGGGTACCGGCAAGTAAATTAACTAGTATTTTTGTTAATACAAAACCTGCGGCTCCTGAGGCATAAGAAGGAGGAAGTGTTACATGGAA